ACTCTTGAATTAAAACATCACCTTTATCAATATCTCTACATCTTTCTTTAATTGAGACATTTACTGAATTAGTTCGACTAATTTCATCAACTATTTCAATATCTTTAGTTGTAAATCTAGATGATTTCATATAGCCATCACCTAACATAACACCTAAAACATATGGATTTATTGGTAATTCTTTTTCATTAAACTCAACTGGTTCTACCATTGGTATCTTATAATTTAAAGATTTTTTAGAACCAAAAGTTAAATTATCTATTAAATCTAAAGTTTTAACCACTTTAAATGAATTATCTGATTCTAATTTAATTCTTTTCCCATCTTTCCATGATGAACGATTTCGTTGGTTTATGCTATTAACTGACCATAAATGTTCTTCATCACAAAAAGTAAAAGTATCATCATTAAAACTAATTTTAAAAATTGGTCTATTACCTTGTGGGTAAACACCAATAACGTTAGTTTCTTTACCATTTCTACCAAATACTTTATCATTAACTTTAATATCACCCATTAATTTGTAACCTTCAGGTGTATAAATTTTATTTGAATTTGGCAACGCTTTACCCACTCCAAATGGAGCCAATATAGTAGCTAACTCTGTTTTGGATAGACCACCATCCATTACGTCATCTAAACCTTTTATTCCAGTTCTAATAGGTTTTCTGAAGTCTTCATCTAATACAGTATCTAGATTATCAAAAACATCCATCCCATCATCTTTATTATCACCATGTTCTAAAGCTTTTCTTAAAATAGCTTCACATTGGTCATAATCATCAATATTACCTTTATTTATTATTTTTGTAATCTCACTTACCGATTTCTTTAATTCTTGTTGTTTACAAAATTTCATAGCGATATCTTGAACTTTCAGTGTGTCATTCAAGTCGGCTTCTTGAATTTTACGAAGTTGGCTGATGACATACTTTCGTTGCATATCATCAGTTACATCCTCTAATAATCTAAATTCAAGACTTCCGACATCTGGTATTATATCGTCTTTTATTTTAGCATCTTTTATTGTAGCGGCAACAACTCTTAAATAAGGGTCTTCAAAATAATTTGGATTAACAATATCTATTATTGAGTTAGCAAATTTTCTATCAGTTAGAATTTGAGCTATTAATCTTAATTGGTAATCGTAACCAAGGTAACCTAAACTATTTTTATCTATTTTTGACATCCTAATTTTTTTTTATTTTTGTTATTATAAATATTAATATATTTATAATTTAAACATTAACAATTGTATATTTTTTTTGACTCAAATAGTGTCTAATCTCAGCAATAATAGATGGAATTACTTTTCTAACGTCTACATCATACCTTACTTTTGGTGGGAAATAATTACCACAAAATTGGGTTTTAACAACAGTAACTTTATCAACTTTAATTTCAAATTGAAAATTATCTATTTTATCAAAAATTGATTTATTAGTTTCGTCATCTTCTTTTTTAATGAAATATGGATTATAACTATCCCATAAATAATCTTTTGTTTTGTCTTGTAAATATCTAGGTATAATACCTAATTCACCATATTGTCCGTTATTTACACCAGCAATATTGTCAACTAATTCTTTAAGTTCTAAAGATTTTAATGAATCTTCATTATAGTCTCTAATATTAAAATATCTTTGACAAATAAAATTATCATTAATGTAAAAAATAAATTCAAATCTTTGTTCCTCAAATCTTTGTTCTTCATTTCGCTTAAAACCGTTAAAGTTTTTTGTAGTTTCCATACTCATTTTTTTCTGTTTTTAAATGTTAAAAAATTAATTTTTCTCTTTCTATAAGTTTTTTAAAAGGTATAAGGTATTCTGGGTATCTTATATCACCTATTGTTTTATCTAATCCATCCCTTTCCATATACATAAGAACATTTTTTAGGTCTCTACCTGATGCATCAAGTGTACCGTTAATTAATTGTTCTAAATCACTAATACCATCTTCTGTTAACATTGGTTTTTTAAGGTTTACTAATAATTCATTTATTTCGTAAATTCTAGTTCCTTGAACACCATCTGTTATTGAATTGATAATGTTGTCTAATACTTTTAGAGGTTTTTGTTTACTGCTTAATCTTGTTTCTTGTTGCTTTTTAGCTTCATCTATGATATCGTTTAAAGTTAATTTTCTTTCTTTTAAAACTGGGAAAAGATTTGTTAGCGTTTTCTCTTTTAACCCTTTGATTCCTTTTATAGAATCACTATCATCACCAATTATTGTTTTAACCAACGCAGCATTTTGGTAACTGTAGCAAAAGTACGAAGAAAAATTTGTTTTGTCAACATAATTCTTAATTGATTTATCACAAAAATAAATTCTTACATCATCATCAATTAATTGAGACATATCTCTATCGTTTGTACATATAGTTATCTTCTCGTTTTTCTTTCTAGTAAGACAATAGTAAGCTATAAAATCATCACCTTCGATTATTTCATGTTTTAATTGTCTTATATACATTTCGTTTAAGTATTCCCAAACTATTTCACGTTGGGTTAATTCAGATTCATCTATTGGTTGAGTACCGTTTATAAAATCTTTACCCCTACCACTTTTATATGGTTCATATATATTATATCTAAGTAGTCCACTATAATTACCATCCCAAAAAACATATACCCTATGATATAGTTCTTGGGATAGTAACATTCTTAGTGTTGTTATGAACTGATATATACCACCGATATGGTGACCATTCTGATTATATTGGTTTTTAGCACCGAAAAAACCAGTCTTAAATAAAGCATTTCCGTCTACCAATAATGTATTTTGTATTTTTTCTACAATTTCACCGTTTCTAGGTGGTCTTTTGTTCATAATAGAACTTTTAAAGGGTTATTAATCTTTTTCGTATGCGTCAGAATCGAAATCATGTTCTTTAACCGCAAAGTCTTCGAAGTTTGTACCTAATTTTTTGTTAATGAAATCTTTTTGTTCTTTAACGTAGTCATTTTTTTCAGTTGGGTTAACAAAACCATGCGGTGTTGAACAAATAGAACCCATTCTTTCAATACCGTTTACGTGATTTTTAACACACTTGATATCTGTCATTACACCGAATTGGTATGATTTACCACCCATTACTGCATCTAATTTCTTAGCTGAAGAGGTTGACATACCACCCATGTGGAAAATAAGTCTAACACCGTATTTAAAACCCTCACCACCATTATGCATTACTGTTGGTTGTCCTACAGCATTTGGTCTTAACCAAATTTTTTGAACTGCAACAAATGTATTAATAAATGGAGCTTTTTCTCTTCTTGATGCTGGAATTCTAAAATTTAAAATAGATTCGAAAGCTCTTTTAAGTGCCCCAGCTGTCCATTGGTTATTATTTGTATTAGATACCGCACCTTCGTAACAACCAATTGAACCTATTGAATCCCATACAAAAGTAATATTTCTATCAAATTCACCTTTATCTTGTTTATCCATAATTTCATTCATTGCACGTGCAATATCTTCAACAACTGGGATAAATCTTTGTGGTGATTGGGTCATTTTACCAGATTTATAATCGAAATTTTGGTACAATTCAACTAAATCACTACCACCAAAATACATGAAATCATCACCATCATAATCAACAATTTCACCAGTTTCTTCATCTGCAACTTCATTAAAATTAAAACCAACTAATTTAGCATGTTCCCAATTAAAACTACCTTCAGTATCGAAAATAACAACATAATCACCTAATTTTTGTGCACCAGCAATTGTTTCATAAATACCTGTTGATTTACCGACATCGGAGAAACCCCTAAATTGTGTTGTATAACCACGTGGTACGCCTGGTAATCCTACTGCATCATGGAAAGCTTTTTTAAATGGAATCCATGCTAATTCTTTTTCTTTAACTGTTTGTTCACCTAAACCTAAACTAGTTTTAAAACTTTTGTTATCAAATGGTTTTTTTTCAATTGTCTTTTTCTGTGGTTTTGTAGCCATTTTATTTATTTTTATTTATTTATTAATCGTTATTATTTTAGGAAAAAAAAAGAGTAATCACTTACTCTTTTTTTTTATTTACCATTTTAAAATGGCAAGTCGTCTTCTTCATCTTCTTCCATTTTTACTGAAGTTTCTGTTTCTTTAGGTGAAGTTACTGTTGTAGCTTGTAGATTGGCTTTAACATTATCAATACCTAATGTAATTTCTTCTTCATTAGTAGATGTGTTTTTTAAGGCTTCTTTATCAACGAATTTTTTCTCGTCTTTATCCCATACTGGGATTCCACCTTTAACGATTATTTCTAAATAATCATAACTTCTAACTGAATAAACATCCTCCCATGTTCTAGTGTCATTTAACCATTTTTCAGCTTTTTCAGCATCATCGGTTAATGGTGTTGCATCTTGTGCAGCGATAGAAGTTACAACTGGGATTTTGTTTTTGTTTCTTTGAATAGAAATAGCTAAATCACGTCCAGATTCTACGTTTGTGATATCTTTGTTTGTTTTTAAAGTAGTTAATAAACCATGAATTTTATCAAAAATACCTTCTTTTCTGTAATCATGATTGAATCTCCAAAATTTAACACCCCAATCTTCGTTTTCTCTGTCGATAACTTTAACAACATACATTTTACGAGCGTTATATTTTTTAGCTAATTCTTTATCAGAATCTTTACCAGTGGCTAATAATTCTTCACGAGCTTCGCAGAATGGACATGCTTCGCCTTTTTGGTGTTTTAAACATGCAAAAGTTTTCCATTCACCTTCAACTTTAACTTTATGTCCATGAACTTCAACAAATGGTGAACCATCTTTGGATGGTAAAATTCTAATTTCTTTAGTTGCTGATTCAATACCGTCTTTAATAAAAGTATTAAAATAGTTTTTTAAATCATACACTTTTTCATTTTTCTTTTCGTACTTAGGAGCGTTATTCTTTGCGTACTGTTCTAGCATTGAATCCAATGCACTTTTTTCGTTACTCATCTTTTTTTAATTTATATTTATGTTATTACTTACACATTTATTATTACAAATATACTATACAATATTATAAAAGTCAATTTATTTATAATGTATTTAGTAAAAAATATTTATTCAAATCTACACTAACTTTTTTATTAACACAATAAAAAAATTTATTTTATTTAAATATCTTCTTCTTCGTAATCATTTTCATCTTCTGGTCTCACACCGAAGCTTTTTTTAATTTCTGGTTCGCTATAAGTCGTGTCTATTTCATCTTGAGTCAAGGTGAATTCGTCTTTTTCTTTATTCATCACATCATAAGAACCTTCTTTATCAGCCCAATAGTCAGTTAATTTTTGTGAGTAAGGGAAAGAACTTAAAGAACGCATCTCTAATTTTTCAACTGGTGTTGGGTTTCTTTTAACTATTTCTTTCTCTAAATTTTCTATCTTAGAACTAACAGCATCCATACTAGCGATACGTGATTCTAAATCAGATAATTTTTGTAAAAGGATTTCTGTATTTTGTGTTGCTTTATCAGCGGACATTTTTGCTTCTTCTGAACCTTGTACTAAAGACGTTACGTCAATTTCAACATCATCTGATGTATCTTCAACTGGTTCTTCAATTTCTGGTTCTTCAACTGGTACTTCGGTTTCTGGTTCTTCGACTGGTGCTTGAGATTCTGGTGCTTCATCTTGTGCTGTGTCAACACCTAAATCACTAGCTACATCAGCTGCTGCTGCTTCGACATCTTCATCTTCTTCTAATTCCATTTCATCACCTAATATAATTGGTTTATCAATTTCATCACCATATACTGGTTGTTCTTGTTTTTCAGAATAGAATTGATAGTTTTCTAATAACTTAAATCTATTAAGTTCTTCTTTAAGTAATTCTGGGTTGAATTTTGTTTTATTTCTCATTTAATATTAGAATAATAATTGTCTACCATCTTCGGTGATTATTTTTTTGTTAATTCGTTCAATTAGGCTTTTATCACCCTTGATAACACAAACACCAGAACTACAATCTAAATCTGGGTTTTGAGATTCAGTGTTTAAATAACCATCTAAAGCTTTATCTAAACCATTTTGATTTGGTTGAGGTTGTTTTGGAGTATTTTTAATATCTTTCATAATAATATTTTTTTTTTATTTTTTATTCTTATATATAAATATCTGTAAAAAATAAAAAAAACCTTCTTATAATTAATTAAGAAGGTTTAATTTTTTAATCTATATATAGATTATTTTTTTTAATTTCTAATTGAATATGAAAAAGGTAAATATTTAATTTCATATCCTAAGTTGTTAAGATGATTTTTATATTCCGTTATTATGTTTTTTTCATGCAAAAATACTGAACTAATTTTTTTAATTTTGTTTATTAATTTAATTTTATCGTAACCAATATAACTCATTAATTTTAAATCAACACCAAAAATAAAATTTTCACCATATATGTATATCATATCATCATTTACAAATGTAACTAAATTTTTAATAGAATATAATTTTCTGATTATTTTCCTAAGACTTTTTGATTTATATTGCAGTGGGTCGATAAAAATATACTTTATATCTTTTGTTAAATCATTATATACTTTATTTATAAACCAATTTAAATCTTCAGCGTGTTTATCTCTTCTTTCTGTCTTTTTAACCGTCCAATATAAATTTGGTTCAAGTTCAATATCTAATATATTAAAATCTGGGTAGTGTTTATTAACGTAATCAAAACCAATAATTAATGTAGGAAGTCCATTGATTATTTCATCAATAGACTTCACAACATTAAATTCTTCTGAAACACTTATGTTATTATTCGAAACTATATTTGCAATTTTCATATTGCAAACGTACTAATTAAAAATTAATTATACAAAATTTTTAGTTACTATCTGATTGTAATACTTTTTAGCGTATTCAACTCTTTTAGTATCATATGTTCCATTTAAAACATCATTTAAGTTAAAACCCACTTGACCTAAATTACCACCTTCATAAGTTTTTGAGAAAATTTTAGCTGCATCTTCAGCACTGGTAACTTTTTTTAATTCCGCTAAAGTATATTTCCAAGTATTTTTTAATTCAGAATTTAAGAAATTAAGTTGGACTTTATAATCATCAATCGTTGATTTTGATGAATTAGCTAATTCATTTAATTTTTTCAATCTATCACCTCTCCATTGAATCAAACCATACGCACCACAACCTCCACCAAGAGAGTTGTAAGCTTGTGGTTTAAAATTAGATTCTCTAAATAAATTACCCATAATACCAGCAACAGCGAAATCATTTAATTTAGTTATATTTTTAATTTCAATATATAACTCTTTACTAGGTATTGTATTAGTACCATTTGTTAATAAAGGTGGACAACCAGTTTTTTGGATAGTTTGACCATCGAAACCATCACCAGCTCTTTTAATATATTTTTTTTCACAACCAGTATAAACAGCTTCTTTACCATCTAATGTTTTAGGGTTTTTAACTACACTGTCATAAGATTTGTTATTAGTATCAATCTTCTTACCATAAAAGTTTGGGTTTTTATTTATTAAACACATTGCTGATTTACCATGATATTCCCAATGCCATGCTTCATCATAACCACTGCTATCTCTAGCCCAACTTGGGTTCATAAATCCAAATCTAAACGAATTATTATATAACCATTCAATCGCTGGGTTTTTACTATAATCAAAATTATCTGGTGAACTACCTTCTTTATAATTAAATTTAATTATTTTACCGTTTCTATTTACCCATGACATATCAACAGCTAAACCCCAACCATGATATGATGTTCCAGCTGCCGCTGCTGTTTTTTGACCTTTAGCTAAGCTAGATTGTTTTGAATAGTCTCTATATAATGAACTAACATAACCATAATTACCATTTGAATCCGTTTTGAATCCTTGGTCTTTCATCCATTTAACCCATTCTTTTAACATAACTGTCAAGGCATCAGCTGCTTCTGATATCATATAACTATCTTTAACATTATTACCAAAAGGTATTCCAGTAAGGTTAATCTTTTTAGTTGTGATTTGACCATATTTTTTACCAAAATAAATATACGCATTGCTAACACTATTTTCAATTAAAGTGGTTACAATTGGTTCAAATTCCCCATTAACACCACCACCTACTGTACCAGTTCCAGCTGAACTTAAATCCATTGTTTCTAAAATATCCATATAAATATCATATGCTGAAATCAATGGTGTTTCTGGATATCTAATTCTAGTACCAGTAAAATTTGTAAACATACTGTTAGGTTTGATAGAATGTGATACTTTTGTTATTAAATAAGCACCATGGAACATTGGTATATTATCTAATTGAAAATACATCATTGGTTGAATCATAGCATTACCCATCATTTCAACTTTTGCTGTATAACTTCTAACAGCATATACATTATATATGTTTTGTCCTACAATTGCTCTATTATTTTGACTACCTTTTTGTGATATTTCATCTTGGATTTGAATCGATTCATCCGTTTCACTAAATTCACTTTGGTCTAAATCAATATCTTTAAATATATTTTGATTTTGTTGACTATATCTAACCATAAAAGTACTAATAGGGTCTTCATACTCAGCATATTTTTCACTAGTAAAATCTGTTGGTACCGAAACATCAACACCACCGTTCATACATCTTAAATCAAATCCATCATTAGGATAATTACCATCTTTTAAATCTAAATGTTTTGAAGCTTGACCATCATAAACACAAACAAAAGCTGGTCCACAAGAGCCATCTTTAATTAAACCATCACTGTAATTGTATGGTTTGAAAATTGCTTCTAAATTTTTATCATCGTTAAAATTTATAAAATTAGGTAACGCTTGAAAGTTGAAATTATTTGAAGCTAAAATAGATGAAATACTCTCATAAGCTGAACTATTAGGGTTCCCTATTAAGGTATTATTTATCGGTATTGGATTTATATATAGTTCATTACCAATATCTCTAAAATTCCTAGTTACAAATCTAAAACTATCAATCATTCTAGTTTTACTGTTTTCATATTTTTTAGCTAATGCGTTATCAACACTACTCCTAGTACCACCACATTGAAACACTAAATTATCAACATTTTTAGCACCACCCAACCATTTATCATAAATATTTTTACAATTTCTATATAATTGAAGTCTGATAATATCTTTATTAGATGTACCGAATGCAGCTATATCTAAATTTTCATTTTGTTTAGAAATATTATATTCATCAGTCTTACCACTTAAAACATTCATTACAGATTTAAAATAAATATCAAATTTACTCTCATCAACAATAATTGGTTCTCTTTGTGAAGTTGTTGATACTTCTTTCCAAATTTTATAATTATTATTTATTATAAAAACTTCGTCAATCATTATATCAATTAAAGTTGTGACAACATCATTCGTACCATAACCATCTTTTAATTCTAAATGAAGATAAAAATCACGAATAAATGCGTATTTTGGTAATTCAATCATAGAATAATATTTTAAAATATTATCTTTTCTAGTTTTATAATCTTTACCATTTAAGTTACCACTTATCATTGCACTATTTTTTGGTGGGTTAAAACTAGTTAATCCTACTCTAATCTCTTTAATATAATCGTTAAAATCTTTACCAGATGTCTTATAACTAGTATCGAAAATTTCTAATTTATCAGATAGATTTAACCAACTTTTAGTGTTATCCTTATCACCATTAACAAAATCAAAAAATATTTTTTTAAACTCATTTTTTACTTGTTCTGGTAAAGTTAACATTATATCACTATCCTTCATATCTGGATAATCGAAATATGATAAATCACGAGTGTAATTTAAAAATGTTGGAAAATGTTTTTCAAATCTATCAGGAATATCAAATAAAAAATATTTTGATTTATTTATATCACCATTGCTATAATCAACACTCCAAACTATTGGGTCATTAACCCCACTACCACCATCAATTAGTTTACCATCCTCTATTATTGGGTCACTTTTATCTAATCTCCATAACATACTTCCAATATACGCACACCAAATTCTAGGTGCATGTATTATACCAGCTTTTTTATCAAATAAGTGTTTTATCTGATAATTACCAAATGGGTCAGATGTTAGTTGATTTGTATTAAAAGGTAAAGATTGTAAAAATAAAAAAGCTCTTGAATAATCAGCACATGAAATTTTATATTTACCTTGTTTATATATTATTTCAGCATAACTTTGTTGGTAATAAAATTCACTACCAAAAAGACTAAAACTGTTGTCATCATAAGTTTCTCTAGTACCATCACTATTTTTTGAAGCGAATTTTAAGTCAATATAAGGGTAAGAGATATTAGAACTACCACCATTTAATAATCTTTTTGATAAAATTCTATTTAAACCTAGATTTTTATGTAATTTATTACCGTTTGGATTATCAGTATAATTAAATAATTTATCACCTGTAGTTAAGTAGCCATTTTCATTGATTTTACTTATTAAGTTTGTTGCTATTCCACTAACTTTACTAGTATTAGCTAAACCAGTATCGCAATTTCTGTAGAAAACATACATAAGTGGTAAACCATCTAAAGTTTCATCACCCCAATCCATATCTTTAAATTCTTGAATACCATAATTAGGATTGAAAGAATTATAACCAGCTGTACTATCTACATTTAGTTGTGATAATAATTTTAAATTCATTTTAGTTTCAGTTGGAACACCTTCTGGTATTGTTGATAATGTGATTGGTGTTGGTAACGAATCTAAAATTTTAATATTAATACCACCATCATCTAATTTAGTAAAACCTTTTGCACTACTATAATTTGTTAAGAAAAAATTCTCTTGATTATCTCTTTCGTTAACTAAATCATCTTTAATTTTTGGGATAGTTGGGTCACCCCAAGTACCTTTATTAAATTTTTGATTTAATGGTAGAACTTTAAAATCGTCTTCATTGTTAGTGTTATAAATGTAATTATAAAATAAACCTTTACCTTTTTTTGATTTTTCAACTACTTTAATATTATCTTTACCGTTAACACTACCAGTTATGTTTTTAATGAATTCTAAATTAATTTGTGTTAAAGATTGTCTAATAACAGGGTCTTTAACAGCTCTTAACATATTATTAACTTCAGACGCACCCATACCTATGATTTCTTCATCTGTTAAAATAGATGGGTCGTTTGAGTAACCTAGAAATATCATTGCTCTAATAACCATAAGTCTTAAAACATCTGGTAGGGTTGTTAAGTCACCAGCTCTTTCGTATGGTTCTATTTGAGAAAAAATAGCTGTATCATATGGGCTAACTGGATTCCAAGTAGTCTCATTTTTTTCTTGTGCTTCTACAGCTTCTTGTTCTAATTTTGTAGCCTTTCTAAAAGCTTGTACTAAATCGTCAATAAAAACTAATTCATCAACTTTTTCTGGAAATTCCAAAACATCTGAAGCACCTAAATATTTATCAACATATGAATTTTTTACAGTATCTTTTTCTCTATAATCTGGCCATGGAAAAAATTCTTGGTTTTTTATTAACTCTGTTAACATATCTGAGTTTTTACCACCCTCTTCATCATCTTTGAATTTCTTACTTAATTCTTCTTTTCTACTGTCGCTTTTTGATGCTGATTCTGAGACAATAAATATTGTTTCAATAAATGTTTCAATAGCGGCAGTATAACATTCTATAATTGTTCTAGTTGTTGGTTCGAAACCGATTATATCTCTAACTTCTTCTTGGAAAGCTTTAGCTAATTTAACTTTAGAATCTTTTTCACTAACTTCTAACGATTTTCTAAATTTACCTATAATATCAAATAATGGAGTCATATCAAAGATGTTAAGACTAGCTTTTAATCCTATATCTGTTGTTGCATTATTACTAGCAATGTGTTTAACTAATCTTTGTTTTAATTCGTCTATATTACTTGGGTTACCTAATTTTAAATTTAAATTAGAATCATTTGTTGTTGATTTTAATTCTTCTAATGTAACATTTTTATATAATTTTCCACCATTTAAATTGGTAGATATTTCTATGTTTAAAAAGTCACTTTCATTTAATTTATTTACTTCATTTAGTTTATTAAATTTAATAATAGATTCTTTAACACTAGATTTATATTGATTTTCTAATGCGTTTTTTTGTGTTTCAGTATATTGTTCATTATTATTGTTATTATAAATTATAAATTTATATTCATCTTTTTCTTTATTTAAATCAAAGTTTTGACCTAATTGGTTTATTTGACTTAAAATTTTATCTAATTCATCTGTTGATTCCTTAACAGCAGAAATTACTTTTGAAGCTGGATTTTCATTTACTTCTTTCTTTAAACCTTCGTTTAATTTACTAATAGCTAAAGATAATTCTGAAAGTTTTAATACTTTATTCCCATTCGTAAACGTCTCGTTATATTTATTAAATTGTTCACCACCTATTCTAGTGAAAGGTATAGCTTTCAAATAACCTAGTAACATATCTGACATCAAAGCATATGTATAACCAATGAAGTTAGCTGTTAATTCAAAATTACCAGTCTTAGAATTAAACTTAGAATTGAACTTTAACATATGTAAACAATATTTTACTGGCATACCATAATAACCCTTTATTTCTAATTCAAACATAGGGTATGGTAACTGGAAAAATGTTGTATATTTATTTCCTTTGTTGTTTATTATATTTTCTTCATTTTGGAAAATAGCACTACCTCTAACATCAACAAAATTTATAGTAATCATTGGTGCCATTGAAGCATTGAACTCAATATCGATATTTGTTATACCTAGAGTTTCATCATTGGTAATATCACTTTCGAATCTAGTTGTTAAATCAGTATAACTTGTTGTTAAAACTTTTTTACCACCTAATTCAGAACCTTCTAAGAAATTAACACTTATTTGTGAAACATTATCTTTATTTCCACCTTCTACTTCACCAGTTAATAACGTTCTACCTTTTCTAAATGCGGTTAATTTTACAGATATATTTAAGTCTTCTAATTGAACTGGAACGTTGTCAGATGATTTAAAACCATCAAAATCGTTTGGGTCAACTATTTTTGCTCTACCAGCACTGCAACCTATTGTATTTTTATTCTCCATATAATGCTTTATGATTTCTTATTTGTATCATATATCGTTCAACCGCATTTTCAAATGGATACGGAATTCTGATTAATGTCATATCTGGTATGTTAAATTCTAAACCACCAAATTGTGGATTTGCGGCCATAATTAACCACCCACTCCATGCGTTATTATAATACATGTTACTTATTTTGTCAAGTCTACCAACACCTTGTTTGTAAACATAACTCAAATCTGATGAAGATTCTGGTATTGTTATTCCTGGTAATGGTTTCATTTCAGCATTAATTCTAAATTGTGAGTATCTATCTACATATCCCGCCATATTCTTTTATTTTTAATAGTTTTTTTCATAATTACCATCAGCACTAATAATAACTGGTACTGATTGTATCTTTTCATTATTATAGAAAACACTTAAAGTATAATTACCGTATTCAGGTAATTCAATAACAAATGTTCCCATCTCTGGTATTTCACCTAAAGCATATGCATAAGTAAATAAACGCCATGGGTCTTTTCTTTCAATACCATCTAATTTTACAATCTCTTCATATCTAGAACTATTTGATGGTGTTGGTGAACGTTCTATAGATAATTTTACCCCTTTTGTTAATAGTTTTTTTAATTCTTCATCAGTAATTAATTTAACATCATCTTTGTTAATTATATTTTCACTTTTAAGAGTTATATTAACAATTTTTTTTGTTTTTGATTCAGAAATACTAAGAATATCTACATTTTTAAACCCAATTATTTTAGGTTCAGATGAAGAACTAATTGGAGTTTCTTGTACACTAGCTGGTTGTTCATTAGCTTTTACTTGGTCTATTTCACGCTCATTATTTTTAGCTTGGTCTGTTTCAAATGTTTCGATTATAGGGTCTTCTTTTGTTGATATAACACCGTTATTTAAATACATACCAGTACTTGAGTCTGGAGTATTAGAAGTTGGTTTTTTATCTGAAATAAAATCAGCTCTAGCTTCATAAACACCTGTATTAGCGTAATAATTAAATGATAACGCATTTTGTAATTTATTAATAGGTCCATATAATGATTCACCACCAATAAACTTGAAAGATAAGCTTACATTTGCAATCATAGGTTGTACCCCGATACCTTCTGGGTTTAAATCCCAAACCAACGGTTCATAATCTATATTTAAACTATCAATAATAATTTTAGTATTAAAAAAATCACCAACTCTTAATATACAAATTGGTGCCCTACCAAACGCTAAATTATTTGTTGTTTGTGTATCTGTAGGTCCTTGTCTAGTACATTGTTGTAAAAATGTTAATCTAGAATTTAAACCTTCTGGCGTTGTTGAATGGAAACTTGGATGGAAATATTTTATTTTATCTCTAAATCTATCAAAAATGAATTTATCTGTTTTTTTAAGTTTATCAAAAAACATAGTTTCATTATAAAATTTTTGAGTTATTTTTGTTGTTATATCCTTTTTATCCATTTCATATGTTGGTGGTGGTTCAGAAAATTCTTCCAAAGCAGCACTTGCATCATATCTGAAGTGAATCTTAACTTTTCTATCTAATTTACAACCTAAAGTATCAGTTGGACAAAGAGTATTTCTATCTTTTTCTTTTACGTTTTTAGGACAAACTTTACATTTAGAATCCTTTTCTTTAACTGGTTCACTTTTCATTTTTTTGATTCTACTTTTTGCTTGCTCTGGTGTCCAACCAATAAAATTAGCCCATTCTGTTCTTAAATTTTCTACTACTCTATCAGCTCTTTCATTGGCTAATTGTATATTACATTCTTCTCTACCTTGTGGACTAGCATAACCTGTAACCTCAATAACACAATGTGGACATTTCTGGTTAATATATTCACTAATTAATATAATAGCTTGAGGTGAATAAAAACCTTTAAAGAATGAATCACCTACTGTTGTTATAGGTGCAGCACCAGTACCACCACTATAACTAAAATTTAAACCATAATTATGATTATCTGGCCACTCTCTATGTATACCATTATTATTAACACATTCCGTTTTATATGTAAAGTTACTTGGGTATGACTTCAAACCATAACTATCACCACTATAACTTGGTGAATTATATACTTCATAATCAATATATTCATCAAAATTAGGGTTTCCAGATGTCGAACCGCTAACACCGCATTCATATAATGCTGGTGTTTCAGCTTGGTCATTAGGGAAAAAAACAAACATATCACCAGGAGGTATTTCCTCTGGAGGTGCCACTTTTTCTTGTGGTTTTTCAGTAATTGTTGTTATAGTTTTTGTTATTTGTGATGTTGTGAATTTATCAGTCCAAATACTATCTGGTTCAATACATCCAGCCATAAATGAAGCAACATAATGGTCGTCTGGTCCAGTTTCACCTCTAAATGTATTTGTGTAAGTTGAATGGTCTACAATAATTTTAAACGATAATTGACCAGCTCTTTCAGTATTATTATAAGTATACATATTTTCACCTCTACCAATGAAT